ATGCGACGCCCATACGTCCGGCTGCTGCGCCTACCGCAGTCATGCCCGCTGCCGTACGTGTCATAATCCCAGTAGAAGCCGCGAAAGCCCCGTTTGCTCGAAGCATCGAAGCCAATTGAACGTCCGTAGCGGCCTTCTGACGAAGTTGCGCCGCAGTCAAGGCGGTAGTTGCTGTGGTCGTTTTGGTAAGTGCGGCGGTCTGTGCTGTAGCTGCCGCGCTTGTTGCCGACATAGACGTTGTGAGTACACCCAGTGCTGCCGCGCCGCGCGCAACAGAGGTGACCAAACTGTTACCCAGAAGCAACACTTGGCGAACGATCAAGCCTCCAATGACAGCCTTTGTGACTTGTCCTACTGTATCGATATTACGAATGAACACATCTGCAAAGTCAACAGCAACTTCAGAAAGCTTTGAAAGGCCGTCTCCAAGCGCAATTGCCGCCTCGCGTGCTTCTGGAGACCGCATTGCATCGGTAAGGCGGTCAAAACCAGCCGCAAGCTCGTCCATCAACCCACTGTCAGCTACTGTGGACAAGAAGAATTCAATCTCGTTACGGAACCGTCCCAACGCCGCAGGTGCACGTGTGAGCGCGCGTTCAAGACCGGGGCCAAAAGCGCGGTCAACTTCGCGCGCAAACTTTGGAAGCACCTCAGACGATACCAGCGAGCCTGCTTGGAGCATTTTCTGTAATTCTGCCGTAGTCACACTCACCGCGCGCGCCATCAAAGACACGGCACCCGGCAACCGTTCGCCCAACTGACGACGCAATTCTTCGGAGCTAATGGTGTTCTTAGACAACATCTGTTCGAGCGCCAAGAAGGCGAGACGTTGGTCTTCGGTTCCCCGTCCCATAACAGTCATGGCCTGAGAAACAGAACGGAAAATATCCCGAGCCTGTCCAGTCTCAACGCCAGCCAGATTAGCTGCAACGGCGAACTTTGCGAAGTCTTCCCGCGCTGTGCGCAAGTTGGTGCCAAGCTCTCGCGCCATGCCGTCGATGAAATCCATCTGCTGCAACGCACCAGAAACAGAACCAGTGGCAACTTCCATTGTTGTGCGGAACTGGTTTAGGGCCGCACCTGCCGCGTAGACCCCTTGAATAAACGTCCCGAAAGTAATGGAGCCCAACAAAGTCCGGAAAGCGGAGCCAACTTGAAAAGTTCCGGAGAACGCGTTTTCAAGTCCACGCATAGACCCCGTGGCATCGCGAAATGATTTAGACGCAGCGTTACTAGACCCGGCAACAGCACGCAAAGTTTGGTCCACACGACGCGCTGCGCTGTCTGCTTGCGCAGACGCGTTAGCCATTTCCCGATCCGAAACAGCTTTTCGTTTTGCTGCGGCTTCGGCAGCCATCAAGGAGACTTTAAGCTGGGTCGTAGTGTTTAGGAACTGTGACATCGCCTGACGGGCTTGCAGCGACGAGGTTCCTGCTCCCGTCAGAGAGGCCCGCAGACGCACCAAGGCTTGGTCAAGCTGTGTGATCCCGCGAGTATTTCCCAAACTCTCCATGCGGGTCTTAAGGCGAGTTGTTTCCTGCTCGGCCTGACGCATCGCCTGCGCAGCCGCAAGTTGCGCGCGTGCGGAGCGGTCGGCTTGTGCGGCGGAACTGGTTTGTGCGGCTGCGGCAGCTTTTTGGGAGGCTGCTAGGCGCGTCGTTTCGGCTGTCCGTTGGCGTGTGGCCTCGGCTGCGGCTTTTTCCGCCTTGGCGTTTAGTTGTGCCTTGGCTGTCAAAGTCACCAAAGATGCCTGAGCGGCCTTTACTGTAGAGTTCAGGCGCGTCTTGGCAGAATCTAGCTGTTGTGTAGATACCGCCGCCCCGCTTAAATCTTTCTGGAACCGACGATAAGCTGCCGACACGTCATTGATGGCTTGAAAGCCCCCGACCTTCATCAGAGATGTGTTGAGGCGTTCCACCGACACACGTGTGTCGTCCACAGCGCGTTGTACGCGATTTTGCATCGCAAGTTGTTGGTCTGCCGCTCGTGTGGGTGCGGATGCCCTGCCTCCTGCACCGCCAATTGCCCGCGCCTGAGAGGACAAAGCAAGTTGACGTTGCAGTGCGGAATTAGCCCGCTTCACCGATTCGGTGAAACGGTCATTAGCCGAGCGCGCTGAATTGTATTGAGAAGATAGAGCCTTAATGCCCAGAGCCGAAGACTTGGCCTTGTCATGAAGACGCGTAAACGCGGCGTCGCTGAACTTATCCAAACCTTCTACGGCACTTTGAATGGAGCGAATTGCGCCCACAAACTCTCGCGCTCCGGCACGGGCTGCCGCAGCGTTGATTTTCAATCGGAGTTCGTGTGTGTCTGCCATTTCTTACCGACGATTTAGTCCCGCACGCGGTCCACTCTGCTTCGTGGCCTCCTTGCGAGATTTTTCCATTTCTTTGGCCTGTTTATCGTAGAAGTCAGCCAAATAAACTCGGTCGAGGATCGGGATAAAGTGAAGTAACTGCTGTGCGTATGGAAATTGTTTGCGGTTCGACAATTCCAAATAAGCGTTCATAGATTCCATAGAAATAGGAAGTGGGCCATGTGCACCCACAGAACGCCGGTCGGATAGGTCGCAAAACGCCTTCCACACCCAAAGCATGTCGGGAAAAATTGTCGGAGGGGGTTCCTGTGGCTTCCGCGTCGTCTTCCCTTCGGCACGTTCTCGTGCTTCTCGGGCTTCTCGCATCTTCCGAAGCTTTGGGTTATCTTCGGATTCCAGCTTCGCCAAGTAGGCGTCTTTAGACGCCTTCTTTGGCTGAGAGTTACGTAGACTCCACCGCAGGAACTTTAGGAGTTTCCCTCGGCATCCTTATCCGCCTGCTCGCGGAAGGTGTCGCGTGCGTTGGCCTTTTCATAGACAAACTCACGGAAATCCTTCATGCCCATCATCTGCAACGCGGCTTGCGGAGAATACGGAATCTCTTTGCCCGACACGGCATCGCGAACGCCTGTCCAGTCGATTAGAACGGCTTCAGCAAGCTGTCGCTTCAAAACAAGCATGGACTGCTCTTCGTTCATCTGACTAGGATCGCGCAACAACGTCTCGTCGTAGGTCTCACGAATGATCCGTTCAAAGGCCTTTACAACAGCATCAGAGCGGAGGCGTCGAATTTTGATCTTGATGCCCAGAAGGTCATTGACCGTCACCCATGCGCCGTCTTCTTCCAAAGACTCGCTTGTCGCAAAAATATTGTGAAGGTTTGTAGAAATTTGTGGAGTAGTGGTTTTTTCAGACATAATAGCCTCGTCGGGTTAAGGGTGGGACGGATCGGCCCCGACAACCGATGCCGCCCCTCGCCATGGCGATCTCGGAAAGTCCAAGATGTCGGGATGTGGTAAGGCCCGCCGAAGCGGGGCCCGCCGAATTTGGTTAAACCGGTGCGTTCGGGGAGAAGCGGTCAACTTGGAACATTGTGTCCGTGGTTGGGTCACGGAACGCGGTGAATTCAATGTTCTCGAACACGTCTTGGTCGATGCCGCCCGGTGCGATTTCGTCCTGAGAAATCTTCAATGCAGGGATGCTGAAGTAATACGCTTGGCCTTCAGAGTCCGTGATGGAAAATTCCAGAGAAATGGTGTTGTGATCGATAAAGTCCGTGAACAGTTCTTCGTTCTCAAAGTAAACTGTCATGGAGCCGGTCAGGTTGAAGCGACCAGTACCGATACCACGCGGGAACTTGGAACCAACACAGTTCTGCATACGCAGTCCTGCTTCCCCGTTCAAGGAAATGGACTGAAGACATGCCAGAAGCGGTACGCCGTCCTTCATGATGTCACCAACGTCTGTAGTCGCGTTGACAACTTCACCCGGCTGGGATTCAAGGACAGTATAAGAACCTGTGTCGCCCAGAACAGTGTTCTGTACCAAAGAGGTTCCGCGCCCTTCAAAACCGATAGTACCTGTCACAATAGAACCTGTTGCAACTTCCAGAGAGAAGGTGCCCGGAACCATGCCGTCCTGTTCCATGAACTGGTTGACGTCTTGGAATGCGGTCTCGATAGAGAAGAAGCGCTGCTGAATTGCGGTTTCGTCGCCGGGGTTCTTGAGGTGAGAACCCTTAACAACAACCGGCGCACCCGCTGTCACAACTGGAGGAGTCGGGCTAAGGCCCAATTCATCGTCAGACAGAGAAGTTACAGTGTATACGCCTGAAGCACCTGCAACGCCTCCCGCGAACGCGCCTACGGTAAGTCCGGCATCTGCAACGTCTTCGGTAATGCTTCCGCCAGTGCCGTTCAAGTTGGTGACGGTAATAGTGTCCGTGCCCGCATCATAAACAGCCTTAACGTTGACAGGCTGAAGAGCGCGGTTACGCAGCGTGTTGATAGCTGTCGTCAGCGCCGCCAAGTCGGTATCCGTATCAACGCCGACAGCGTAATCTACACCAGCCGTCAGTGTTGCAGAGTTCGTTCCATCAGTGATCGTAACCACAGAAGTAGTAAGCGCTGTAGGATCAGAACCCACGAGAGTTGCGGTTTCAAAACCCAATCCGCCGATGAAAATCTTCTGACCAATCTGAATTTGGCCCGCAGCAATCGCCGAAGCAAACGGGTTGGTTGCGTTTCCGGACACACCGGTCGCGCTCAAAGAAATGTTTGTGTCGTTCAAAACGATAACATCGTTTGCGTCAAACAGGCGCGCGTCGGCAGTACCGACCTCCGGAACAAGCGTGGTCTCGTTCAGCGAAATTTCTGTGTCAGAACCGTTCAAGGCGATGGAAGCAATGGAGAAGTATCCATTGTTTTCGGCATTGGCAAATCCGTACAACTTAATGCGACGGCCTGCACCAAGATATCCAGTGATATCGGAGCCGGACAACGTGACCTGATTGTTTGCAGTAACGGAAAGCGTGATGCCCTTCCAGAAGTCCATAGTCATCGGGCGTTCCCACTGAGAAAGCAGGAAGGCTGCAAGGAATTCGTCTTGCGGTCCAGACGACCATTCAAAGTTGATGTCACCGCTAGACATTGCGGCAACTTCAACAATGTCGGAAACCATGCGGTCGGCGCGCAGTTCATCCGACACAACGGTTTCTTTTTGAGCAGTCAGCGAGGAAGATGTCAGGCGGACTTCACGAGTGGTACCAGCACCCGGAGTCACACCGAAGGAAGGTTCCTCGATGTAGCGAATCTGTGCGCGGTTTGCGTCAGCAAAAGGCAACGGATGTCTCCTTAAATTTCTAGGGGTGGCCCCGCCGACCCTACGGTTATCTCATGAGATTTGGACACAGTATGCCCATGTGTTCGCACACTATCCAATAATGTGCTAAAAGTCAAGTTGCGGAAGTCAAACGGGTCAGGATACACCCGAATCATAGTATGTGTCAAACGTAATCTTGGAAATCATATCGGTAAGGAACTCGCATCTGCTCTTTATGGAGCCCGCGCATTTCCCCTCGGGCCTGTACAGCGGGGTCTTTAAATACGCAATGTCCGTTGTCGGCGGATACCGTCAACTGGAGGCGCTTAAACGCCCGTCCGATTTGATAAGCCAGCGTGTTAACAGGTCCGGCCCCCTGATCGGAAGGACCATATACATCGACCTGCACCAATCCCACATTTCGAGACTTAGCAGTAATCCCCAAATTAATTGGAAGTACATCCTCGGATGGAAGCACGTGGATTACCGCATATGGGCCTTGTTCAGTGGTTGCCTTTGAATTGTCAAAGAAATATGAAACGCCGGGGTGTTCCGCCTGCATGTACAGATCGAAAAACTCTTCTACTGCGCTTAGAAAATTAGGTGTCATACGGAGTTAGTCTCCAAAAGAGATAAGAGTTCCTGAAGGGTTACCCCAAACATCCCTTGCGGGGATCGAGGTGTGAAAGGCTCGCGAGGTAGTTCCCCGGCTTCCAACCCTGCAATGTGCTCCGAGTTGTTTGTAATCCAATATACTGCGAATGGATCATTATAATTTACACGAGCCAGCGTAGCCATGGCGACGGCTTCTGCACCGCTGCGGAGTTGTTCTTGCCCCAGCCCCAATTCATTGGTCGGTTCTACCGGCGTACGTCCAGCCGACGCGGCTCCCGAAAACGGCTGACCTACCGACGCCACGTAGCTCATGACCGCCGCGCCCGTGTGTACAGGAGTACGGCGAATCAGGCGGATCATGCCCGCCTTCATGAGCATCCGCATGCGATTACGCATTTTACGCTCAAACCGATCATAAAAGCGATCTAATCCGGAATTGAACGCACCTGCATTATCAACTACGGAAGACATTTCACCCTTTAGTCAGCCGCACATGAAGGATGTGCAAGCTGTCTCCGGGGACTCCCATGAGTCGCTCAACATTGTATACTTCATTCGCCTGAGTTCGGATTTTATCCCCGTTCTGAGGAACAACATCCAAATCCTTAGATGCGATTAATGCCTTCAAATCCGTAGTAATGACGATCTCATCATCAAGCTCTTCCGTTTTAAAACGTGCAAGGACCATTGGAACATCAGGATAATCCGTGCTATCGGAAGTATAGGTGCGCGTGGCGGTGTTGTATGTTTGTGTGCCAGAATTTTCAACAAAGGTCTGATTGGGGGCAAGACCATCGGTCTGCCCCAAAATACGCATAACGTTTTGTACTTGATCATCAAGAAGGCTTTTGAACATTATCGCACCGCGCTAACATATCGATTTCGCCCTACGATGGGTTTTCCCAACGAGCGAAGTAGGAATCGAATATTGTTTGGAAGAAGGTCAGACCCATTTTGGGAACTTGCCGCACCATCATCAAAAAACTCGACCTCAACAACATCCGCCTTTACGCGCTTAATCCCTTCCGGAATGTTGTTGGTATTGCCCCCGCTGGCGGCAGCCGGGTTATTTACTAACCAGCTTGCCGTCTCAGCCGTGGCTTGTTTGAGTTGATCGGGGATCACATCTTCAGGAATTAGAATTTTGTCTCGGTCAGAAACCCCGCAACGAGGCCACCGCATGCCGCTGGTTTCTACGGACTTAAATCCGTTCCAGTCCATATAGTCATCCAACCATCCAGACGCCCATACCATGTATGTATCACGTTCAGCGTCGGTCAAGGCTGTCCACGCGGCGTAAGCGGTCGGATTCACGCACAAGATAGAAT